TGAGGACCAGCGCTACGAACTTTGTCCGCGAGATGGCGGTTAACGGAGGTTCGGACGTATTCTCCCTGGAGATGTCGAAGTCCGACCAACGGAAGAACATGCGCGGTTCGAGACAGTGGTACTGGGCCAAGGACACGAACGTGGAGGTCAGAAATGATGCTCCTGCGGATGATGATGTCGAATACATTTGTGATGTTGATTATTATATCGACATGCCAGCTCTGCTGGCGAGCAGATCGAAACCAACCGTTTTGTATACTGTAGTACCCGAACGTGCTGCAGGAACGTCAACTGACGATACTAGCTTCTATTTTGAGGCTGACGGGACCATGTGCACTATTGTTGCTGGTGGTGGTACCTACACGCATAGCTTGTGGGACTACGCCGGCGATTCGCTCATGGCTGTTGAAACTCTGTTCGGCCTTCCAATTAAGGCCGTGACTTATGCCATCGAACGGAAACAGGTAGGGTTTAGCCGCCAGCTAATCCTCCTCGCCCCAATCCGACAGTTCTGGGGGCCGGCAGCAATGCTAGCCTGTCTATTTTTGCAGTTTAAAACTCTGGAGAGATTCAATCCGATAGTTACCATGAATGATGGTAGTAAGTTCGTGCGTTTTCGCGTACACACTAAAGAAGGAACCTTATACTCCACCGCCCGCCCTGGCACCCACCTCTGCGCCACTGTTGACGCCGATGTTGAAGATGCCATTGCGACAGTTGCCCGGCTGGGGACTACCAATCTAATGTTGCCTACAACGGCTTCATGGCTTGAGAAGTCCGACCGAGCTGCTGCGGCCGTGTTGACTGAGTTTTACCGTGCTGGAGCGCCTCATTTGGTGCCAACCGTATACCCTGTTTCGCAGGCTGTGCGGGTTTACCAGTACGAACCGCAGACATATGACCAAGAGGCTAAAGCGAAGCTGCAAGCCTTTATGAGCCCCCTCGTCCATGAGGCATTCGCTCCCGCTAACACTGCTTCCTCGGAACGTCAGTGTGTGAAGGGCCGTATTAACGACCTGAAGAAGCCGGAGCCAAAGCCCAGCCCTTTTGTCACGCAATGTATGAAAGACTTTGCGGACTGTGTAATCGGTGAGATGATCCTTGAACCTTATGGGGTCGAGACGATAGTCGAAAAGCAAACAACCGCTGCCCAAATACTCTCCCTTGCTAAGGCGATGGTGTGGGGCTTTCGCATCTGTGCAATCCTGAAGTGCTTTATCAAGCCTGAGGCGTATGCTGGGGTCAAAGACCCTCGCAACATCTCGACTTACAATGATAAAGACAAACTCACGATGGCAACCTTTGCGATGGCCTTGTCCGCACACCTCAAGCAGTTTGAGTGGTATGGTCCCGGCAAAACTCCGCTCGAAGTCGCCACGCGCGTAGCGGAGATCTGTTCAGATGCTGAAGAGGTTAACATCTCTGATTACCATCGGATGGACGGTACGATCACGTACCTTTTGCGCCAGGTTGACCGGATCGTGTTTATGAAGGCCTTTAAACACCATCGAGCGGAGCTGAATGAACTATTGAAGACCAACTGTGACAATGTTGGCTACCTCCCCCAAGGAACAGTCTTTGACCAAGGACCCTCGCATGGATCCGGTTGCTCTGCTACGAGCACGTCGCAAACTCTACGAGCTGCTTTTACTGCCTACCTCGGCTTTCGGAATTCCAACCGAGCTGATGGTACCCGGTATTCTTCTGAGGAAGCCTTCAAGGCCCTCGGAATCCACCTTGGTGATGATGGACTTGACGCTGACTTGTCAGTCCGGAACCATGAGTGGGCAGCTAAGAAAGTCGGCCTCGTGCTTGAAGCGGGTATGGTACAACGTGGGTTCCGAGGCGTCAATTTCTTGGCGCGCTATTATTCACCAGCTGTGTGGACAGGAAGTCT